ATCTAGAGTATCAAAATCTTCTTATGTGTTCTATGAGAGGTAGAGCAGGACAAATTGTTGGTCAAGGGTTTTCTGGTAAAAAGACTCAGTTGGGTGTCAAGATGTCAAAGACTGTTAAAAAAGTTGGGTCTTTGAATTTGAAGACAATGATTGAAGAGAATAAACTCATCTTCAATGATTATGAAATTATCTCTGAGTTGACAACATTTATTTCAAAACACAATTCCTTTGAGGCAGAAGAAGGATGTAATGATGACCTTGCAATGTGTTTGGTAATCTATGCATGGTTAGTTCAATCAGATTACTTTAAAGAACTTACTGATCAAGATGTTCGTAAGAGATTATATGAAGAGCAGAAGAATCAAATTGAGCAAGACATGGCACCATTTGGATTTTTAAATGATGGATTAGAGGAAACCACTTTTGTTGATAAAGATGGGGATAGATGGTTTACTGATGAGTATGGTGACATGGCACATATGTGGGAATATCGATAATGGACTTAGATGGTCAAATTAAATTAGGTCATCTATTATTACAAGATAGAAAATGCAGAACCTGTGGAGAAATAAAAAACCTTGTAGAAAGTTTTTATAGGACAAGAAAAGATAGAGGTCCAGTAGCATCTTCATACTCATATCAATGTAAAGAATGTACTATAAAAAGAATTATGGAAACAAAAAAACCAACTATTAAAGAATGGGAATACCCAGATTGGTAATTCACGTCGTGTTTCCCCTATCAAAACTCACTTTTTAATAAATATTTCTAAACTGAGATCACGGAGAATCAAAACATGGCGACTCCTCAATTATCTCCCGGAGTACTGGTAAGGGAGGTTGACCTAACAGTAGGGAGAGCTGATAACGTACTCGATAATATCGGTGCTATTGCTGGACCTTTTGCGATTGGTCCTGTAGAAGAACCAATTAATATCACTACAGAACAAGAACTTATCAATACTTTTGGTAAGCCACTTTCAACTGATACTCAGTATGAGTATTGGATGAGTGCTGCGAATTACCTTTCTTATGGAGGAATTCTCAAGGTAGTAAGAGCAGATGATACTAACCTCAATAACTCGAATGCTGGAGTAAGTCTTGCTTCGACAACTGCATTGAAAATTAAAAACTATGATGACTATCAGCAGAATTTTAAAGATCCAGCAAGTTCTACTACCTTTACTTATGCTGCAAAAAATCCTGGCACATGGGCGGATGGATTAAAAGTATGTGTGATTGATGATTTTGCAGACCAAGTAATTGGAATCACAACCACTAGTCTTGCAGGTCTAGGAGCAACAGTCGGATTTGGTGTGACTGCTGCTTTAAATAATGCAGTGGTTCCTGGAACAGGATCAACAACCGGATTTACAGGATTCCTTAAGGGAATTATTACCGGATTATCAACTGATTCTACTGGTGGAAATAGCACCATCGATGTTAAAATTGTTTCTAGAGTAGAGACAGTTGGTGGTGGATCTACAGAAACTGCAGTCACTTATCAGGAAGGTTCTACAACAAGATCATTTGGAACATCAGTTGTTCTTGACTTTGTTAATAACTCTGGTATTAATAGTACAGGACTTCATGCAACTAGATATACTCCAGTAACTGCAGTTGATTGGTATGATCAACAGACTTTGGGTCTGACAAATGCAACAACTTTCTGGAAGGCTATTGCACCAAGACCAGTATCTAATCTTTATACGACTGATAGAAGTGGTAAGAATGATGGACTACACATTGTAGTTGTAGATGATAAAGGTTCCGTTACTGGAATCAAAGGAAACATTCTTGAGAAGCATCTTAATCTTTCTAAAGCAGGAGATGCAATTTCAAATGTAAATGCTCCTCAAAGAATTTTCTACAAAGATTATCTTGCAGACTACTCTGCTAATGTTTATGCAGGTTACAATCCATCACAAGGACTTGATACTGTTAAACTGACAACTCCAAGAGCAACTGGATTCTCTGCAGGATTTACACCAGTAACTACTGGAGACGGTCTCTGGGGATTAAATGCACAGGGAGTTACTTTCTCTGCACTGGGCAATGTAAATTACACCTTTGCTGGTGGTGTTGATTATTCCGCAACTGGTGGAATGAAGGCAGAACTCTCTAGTTTGATCACAGCATACGGTCTCTTCTCAAACAAAGATGAGATTGAGGTTGATTACATGATCATGGGTCCTGGATGCACCACCCAATCAGAATCTCAGGCAAAAGCAAATTATGTAATCTCTCTTGCAGAAGCAAGAAAAGATTGTGTTGCCACAGTTGGACCACACAGAACTGACTTGGTTGGACTTACAAACACAGAAACTCAAACTTCAAACCTGATTAATTACTTCAGTTCACTTTCATCATCTTCTTATGCAGTTCTTGATAGTGGGTATAAGTATCAGTATGATAGGTTTAATAACGAATTCCGTTATGTTCCAACGAATGCTGATGTTGCTGGTTTGATGAATCGTACAGCACTCACTGCTTATCCATGGTTCTCACCTGCTGGTCAGCAACGTGGTGTTATTAATAATGCAGTTAAACTTGCATATAACCCCAATAAAGCACAAAGAGATCGTCTCTATCCTGCAAGAATTAACTCCTTTATCACCACACCTGGTATTGGAACACTTCTCTTTGGTGATAAGACGGCACTTGGATATGCATCTGCATTTGACAGAATTAACGTTCGTCGTTTGTTCCTTACAATCGAGCAAGCATTGCAGAAAGCAGCAGAAGCACAACTCTTCGAACTCAATGATGAGTTGACAAGAGCAAACTTTAGAAACATTGTTGAACCATACCTTCGTGATATCCAGGCAAAGAGAGGTCTTTATGGATTCTCTGTCATCTGCGATACCACGAATAATACTCCTGACGTTATTGATAATAATGAGTTTAGAGCAGACATCTTCCTGAAGCCTGCCAAGTCAATCAACTACGTAACACTTACTTTCGTTGCAACCAGAACTGGAATCAGTTTTGAAGAAGTAACGGGTAGAGTTTGATAATATTATCTAAATAACAAAAGGAGGATCACAAAATGGCACATTCAATCGAAAAAATTAAATCAACTCTAAAGGGCGGCGGTGCTCGCCCTAATCTATTCCAGGTTAACTTGACTAGTTTTCCTGGTGGAGCTGATTATGATTCAGATGAGTTTTCAGTTCTCTGCAAGGCTGCTCAGTTGCCTGCATCTAACATTGCATCAATCGATGTTCCTTTCAGAGGAAGAATCTTTAAGGTTGCTGGAGACCGCACATTTGATACCTGGACTGTAACAGTCATCAATGATAATGACTTCAAAATTCGCACTGCCATGGAAGCATGGATGCAATTTGTTGGTCAGTATGCTGATGGTTCTGGTGCAACTGATCCAGGTTCTTATCAAGTTGATGCTGAAGTTCTTCAGTTTGCTAGATCAGCAACTGCACTTAGTGCAAAAGATGGTCAAGGACTGGAAAATGCAAAGCAGTATAAGTTCTACGGAATTTTCCCAACCAACATCAGCGCAATTGACCTTTCATATGATACTGGTGACACCATTGAAGAATTCACCGTAGAATTCCAAGTACAATATTGGGCACCATCTAATCTAAGTGGTGGAGAAAATACACCAGGAGCTTGATCTAATAAATAGATTAGAATAAAAGTTCCAATATAATAATGGCAAAACTGTTTGGGTTCTCAATAGAGGACAACGAACCACTCTCACCGTCAGCAGTCAGTCCTGTTCCTCCTAATAATGAGGACGGGTCTGACCACTACATGAGTAGTGGTTTTTTTGGTACTCATGTAGACATTGAAGGTGTTTTTAAAACTGAGTTTGATTTGATCAAACGATACCGTGAAATGTCACTTCATCCAGAAGCAGACAGTGCAATTGAAGATATTGTAAATGAAGCAGTTGTATCTGATTCAAACGACAGTCCTGTAGAAATTGAACTTTCAAATCTTAATGCCAGTGATGGTATTAAAACTAAGATTAGAAAAGAGTTTAAGTATATCTTAGATTTATTGGATTTTGATAAAAAAGCACATGAGATTTACCGCAATTGGTATATTGACGGTAGAATCTATTATCATAAAATTATTGACTTAAAAAAACCTGAAGATGGTATTCAGGAGTTGAGATATATTGACGCAATGAAAATGCGTTATGTTCGTCAACAAAAGAAAAAACCAAATGATGGTAGAAATAATCAATTAGTCAATACTAGAGATCCTAATCCTATGGATTATGATTTCCCAGAGATTGAAGAGTATTTCATTTATAATCCTAAGACTTCATATGGTGGAAACCCTATGCAGTCCAGTTCAAATCAAGGAATTAAAATTGCAAGAGATGCAGTTACATATTGCACATCTGGATTAGTTGATAGAAATAAGGGATCAACTCTTTCATATCTACATAAAGCAATTAAATCACTCAATCAACTTCGTATGATTGAGGATAGTCTTGTAATCTATAGACTATCAAGAGCACCAGAACGTAGAATTTTCTACATTGATGTTGGAAATCTTCCTAAGCAAAAGGCAGAACAATATCTGCGTGATGTTATGATGCGTTATCGCAACAAACTTGTATATGATGCAAACACTGGAGAGATTCGTGATGACAAAAAATACATGGCAATGCTTGAGGACTTCTGGCTTCCCAGGCGTGAGGGTGGAAGAGGAACCGAAATCTCCACTCTCCCTGGCGGACAAAACTTGGGTGAAATCACTGATATTGAATATTTTAAAAAGAAACTCTACCGTTCGCTTAACGTCCCACCATCACGAATGGATGGAGAAGGTGGGTTTAACTTGGGGAGATCTTCTGAGATCTTAAGAGATGAACTGAAGTTTACCAAATTTGTTTCTCGTTTAAGAAAGAGATTCTCCAACATGTTTAATGACATGCTGAAGACCCAATTGATCCTGAAGAATGTAATTACTCCTGAAGATTGGGAGACTATGAGTGAGCATATTCAGTATGATTTCCTTTATGACAATCACTTCTCAGAATTGAAAGAAGCAGAATTAATGAATGAGAGACTTGCTCTTGTTCAAACTGCAGAACCATATGTTGGCAAATACTATTCACAAGATTATATTAGACGTAAGATTTTGCGTCAAACTGATATGGAAATTGTAGAGCAAGATGCAATTATCAAAAAAGAAATTAAGGATGGAACTATTCCAGATCCTGCAACTATTGACCCTGCAACTGGATTACCTTTTGAGACAGAAGCATCAATGGATTTAGGAAAACCACAAATGGAACCTGATATTGATGGGTCTTCAACAGAAGCACCAGAAATGCCCAAAGGTGGGGAAATATAAATATATCTAGTTGTTTACTATACAATTAAATGGATGACCTTTTAGATATGATTATTGCGGATGAGTCACCATCTCAAATCAGTGATGCACTTAAAGATGTTCTTTATGCAAAATCAGCTGAGAGAGTTGATGCATTCCGTCCCTTAGTAGCTAATTCTACTTTCTCTGGAGAAGACCAGATTGAAGTAGAAGCAGATGAAGAAGAGTGATTATAAATAACTATTATAAAAATGAACTATAAAGAATAATGGCGCATAATCCGGTCGGTATTAATTCAGCACTTCCCATAAATGGATCATCTTCTAGTAGAAGTCTTGATACAACGGCACATAAAACAGATGCTTTAAGGGTTGTTGCTGTTGGTGCTGGAGCACATGTTGCCATTGGTACTTTACCTACAGCAACAATACAAAATTATTATGTTGCGAGTGGTGAGGAAGAAGTTATTACTTTAGGTGCTTGTAGAAATCAAAAAGTAATTGGCATTACTACAGGAGCGACAACCACTATTGATTTTCCTGAAGGAACTGGATCCCCATTCCAGGTTGGTGATGCAGTTTCTCTTACTGTAACTGGACAAACTGCTTTTAATTTTACTCATAAAATTGTTTCTTCTGTGGACAATACTGCTGGTATTAATGGATTTTATAACACAAGAATTGTTGTAAATCATGATTCAAGCACAGGAAATCCTGCTGCACTTACACCAACCAATTCTGCAGAATTAAGAGGTTCCTTTATGGTTGCCGCATTAGGAACTGGATCTGGAACACTTCATTATCAACAAATACAATCAAGTAAGGGTGCAAACGGATGAAACTGATTAGAGAAGAAGTAGAGTCAGTAGAATTTATTGTCGAACAGAAGAACGGCAAGAAGTCAATGTATATTGAGGGAGTATTTCTTCAAGGAAACATCAAGAACCGTAATGGTCGTATGTATCCTATGGAGACACTTCGTCGTGAAGTTGGTAGATATAATGAAAATCATGTTCAGTCAGGTAGAGCACTTGGTGAACTTGGACACCCCGATGGACCAACAGTTAATTTAGATCGTGTATCTCATAAGATTGTTTCTTTAAGAGAGAGTGGATCTAACTTTATTGGTAAAGCAAAAATTCTGAGTACCCCTATGGGTAAAATTGCATCTTCACTTATTGAAGAAGGTGTAAAACTTGGTGTTTCATCTCGTGGTATTGGTTCATTAAAGCAGACCCGTGAGGGTGTTAACATTGTCGGTGACGATTTTATGTTAGCAACTGCTGCTGATATCGTTGCCGATCCTTCTGCACCTGATGCTTTCGTTGAAGGAATTATGGAAGGTAAGGATTGGGTATGGGATGGAGGCATTCTTCGTGAGAAGTATGCAGAAAAAACATACAAACAGATTAATACGTTAGTAGATCAAAAGCAGCTTGACGAACAAAAGTTAAGCATCTTTAATGATTTCCTTTCGAATCTTTAATTTTATAAATAAATATAGTTTTAATACGGAAAAAACGGAGAGTTCACATGTCTCGTGGAAAAAAATTACAAGAAAT